TTTCATAGCCATTAGTATTTTCTCTTTCTTTTTTTCATAGCTGAATCTTTCATCAGTTTGCCATTTGGCATTCTATGATAACCTTTAGGAACTTTTTTAGTTTTCTTTTTTTTAGCCATATTATTTTCTTGCTTTCTTTTTCTTTTTCTTTCTACTCATAATAGCTTTCTGTAAAGCTGGTGGTAATTTCTTTTGTTTTTTTGTAAGCATATTATCTCCTAATTTGCAAATTTACCCTTTGTCCATTTAGCCTCAGGTAATCCATTTTTAAACTCTTTACCATTAAATGTCAAAACTTGTTTTCTATTTGAACCCTCACAAAAACTAACATGAACCCACCCTGAGTTAGCACCCTCGTCTTCGTTCCAAAATTCTAAAATTAGCTGATCAAAGTTACAGTTATTTTCGACCCATATTGCAACTTCTAAATTAGATACTCCAGCTATCTCAAAATCTACTGCTTGTCCTTTTGTATGTTGGCTTGTCTTTGAAGATTTTAAAACTTCACATAATTGCTCTGTACGAAATCCACTAGTAATTATAACAGGTTTTTCATCAAACTTAGCCCTTACAGGTTCTAAAATTTCATAACAAATATCAGTTAAGTTTTTAATCTCTCCACTACCAGCTTTATTTTTAATTCCAAGCCTTGTTGCAGTAGATGACTTTTCAAATTCGTGAAGCTGAAAATGTTTGCTTAACTGCATAGTACCTACTTTTCTTTTAGATTCCTTAACTTGCTGTGTAACCTTGTCCAGAAGTAATTGCTGAATTAATAGTAGTCATATCTTCACTACCCCAATCATCTTTAGCAACCATAAGTTCTAAGTGTTCAACATTTCTGTCTACACAAGATTGTCTATCTTCGGCTGATTCATCTGCCATTTTTGTTCCAGCAATCACTTCATTAATAAGTGTTACTGAATGACCCATAGCTGTATAGTCTTGAGCCTTTTCTTCTGTTGTTCTTGTCATGTTTTCTCCTATTCTGTTGCTAGTGCAACGGGTTTATTTGTATCAAGTTTTTTAAATTCATCAATAATTAATTTAGGTTCAACCATGTTGTTTCTAGGGTCATTATCAATGAATTTTTCTTCTTCCCACTTATTATCCATGTGGAATTGTAAATTTTTATTATGTGAGTAACCAAATTGTGTCCATCTTGTAGAACCCCAAATAACTACACCATGTTTTTCTGCTGATGCTGAAAAGTGATTTAAACAACTATCTATACTAACAAAACCAATCGCACCTTTTAACATTTCATGTATCTGAGACCAATGAAGATCACATCTAATTGTACCTTGATAATGTGGTTCGTTAGGTAAAACACAATTAATAATAGTTGTATCTTTATATTCTTCTAATAACATATTAACTACTTGTTGTGCTAAAAATGGTTGATAGTTTCTATTAGGGTTTATATTTTGATATTGAACATTATCTGCATAATTCCATTTAGGTTGTCCACCAGAAAACTGAATTAATATATATTTTTTTATTTCGTTTTTATCTAACCATTCTTTAACACTATCTTTAAGTCGATCTGTATAAATTTTAGGTTTCATAGATTTATCAAATTCAACATTATGTAATTCACAATAGCTTTCTATTAAATGTTGTTTGCCAAATTGAAAGTTAGATTTGTAAGGCTCACTATAATAAATATTATCTGATGCAATTATTCTAGAGTCTTGTAAAGGTAGTGTAGATTCAAATGCCATTTTAACATCTGGGTTTCCAGCAAAGCAATCTATGTAAGGTGTGTATATTTGAACTTCTGATTTTTTTCTAAGTTTTGGAATTAAAGATGTAAATGCAACACACTTACCAACTCCACCCTCTACAACATATGTATCAAGCATTAATTATTTTCTAAATCTTTTACTCTAGCTGTTAATTCTTTAATTGCATTAACTAATACAGGTATTAAATGTTCAGTAGTTAGTTTTAAATTATTAGTATCTTGATTATTTATAATAACAGGATTGTCTCCCTCTAAAGCTAAAATTTCTTGTGCTTTAAAACCATATTTTTTATCACCATGTACAATTTCAGTTTCTCTATCTTTTTTGAAATTATATTTAATTGGTGTTATTTGATTAACAAAATCTAAACCATAAGGAACATCTTCAATGTTCATCTTATCTCTTAAATCAGATGTTACTGTTAAAGCAATTTTAGCATAAAAATGAGTGTTATTATTATTACCTATTACAATCTGATTACTATTAGTTTGCGTAGTTGCTACAGCATCAGTACCAGCATCTACACCTAATAAAGTGTTATTACTTCCTGTTGTAACTTTATGACCAGCATGATCTCCAATAAGTGTATTGTCAAAACCTGTTGTTACACTATCTCCAGCTTGTACTCCAACAGCAACATTACATCCAGCTGTTGTGGCGGCAAATAAAGAATAATAACCAACTGATACGTTAGAAGTACCCGTAGTGTTATTTGGTAAAGCCTCTCTTCCAAGAGCTAAATTATAATTACCTGTTGTATTATCAAGTAGAGATAATCTTCCAACTGATGTATTACTATGACCTGTAGTGTTAGTAGTCATAGAACTTTGACCAATTGCAATATTATCAGATCCTGTTGTATTGGCATCTAGAGCATATAAACCCATTGCTGTATTACCAGAACCTGTTGTGTTAGCAACTAAAGCATCTCTACCAAATGCTGTGTTAGATGCACCTGTTGTGTTTACTCTCATAGCAAAAGCACCTACTGAAGTATTGTCTGCACCTGTTGTATTTCCTGTTAAAGAACAAAAACCTAAACCTACATTGTTTGATGCTGTTGTGTTAGCATCTAAAGCAAAAGTACCTAAAGCTGTATTGTTACCACCTGTTGTGTTTACATTTAAAGCAGAACTACCAACTGCTACGTTAGAAGAACCTGTTGTATTACCATTTAAAGAAGCTCTACCAATTGCAGTATTATCATCTCCAGTAGTTAATGCCGCAAGTACTTGACAACCAACTCCTGTATTTTTATCTGCAGAACTTAAAGTTCCTGTTGTAGAAGTACCTACTAATAAACTGTTTGTAAAATTTGTTCCACCCTCTTTAAAAGTTACTCCACCAGCACCAGCAAATTCTACTGTGTTAGCTGTGAAATTAACAGTTGCCAAAGTTATATCTGCGGCACCATCATAAAATTTTAAAAGTTGAGCAGTTGCGGCACCTGAAGTATCTAGCCATATTGTTCCAGCGACAGCACTACTAGGCCTTGATGTACCTGAATTAGATGAATTAATAGAACCTAGAACATTGTTTAAGTCTGTTCTAAAAGCTGGAAATGATTGGTTTGCTATGTCGTAATCGTGTTGTGCCATAATTTATTTATACTCCTTTTAAAAGCCTTTTGCAATAAAATCAAATGTTTTTGATACTGCTGTTCCACTTGAATTTTTAAATGTTACATTAAAACCATTGATTGTTTTAGATTCTACAATAAAAAAATCTCCTGTTGCCATGTCTTCTCCTGTAATTCCAACTGCATAATTAACACTTTTGTATGGATTTGTAAATGAAACAGTTTTAGTTCCAGCACCAGATACTATATCATTTCCACTAAATATTCTATCTGGCATATCTATTGTAACTGATACTTCTTCAACAACAGGAGTTGAAGCTAAATCGCTTGAAGTTAAAACAACTCTAAATTTAAAATATCTAGCAGTATATTCTCCAATTACAAAATTTTGAAAAGTTGTAAAAGTAGAATTATCATCACTTGTTGCAATTTCAAGATGAGCATTAGAGTTAGCTGGTGTATCTCCGTCAAAGTTAGAAGAATTTGAATCAAATAATCCTGATCTATTATCAAATAAATCGTCTGGGTTGTTAGAAGTTTGTTTTAAAGTAGCTGTTAATCTTGCAGTATGTTTAGCACCTATATCAATTACATCTGCAAATAAATAATTACCACTTGCAAAGAAGTCTGCATTAGATACACCAGAATCAAAAAACCTAGATGTTTCTGCATCAAAATTTCCACTTGCTGAATCAAATAGTTCTGATGAATCTAATTGAATAGTGCTATCTGTTTTTATTGTATTGGTAAATGTTCCTAAAAAATTTGGGTGTTCTGATTGACTTGCTACTGCGTTAAAGTTTGCAACACTTACAACATTAGAAATAATTGCTGTTGCGTTAGAACTAAAGTTTCCTAGTTTATCTACAGCTTTAATTAAATAAGTTCCAACCCTCGCTGGTACATTTATAGAAGTTGCTGGTCTTGATACTTTTTCTACTAAAGATACCGAGTTTGCCCAATCTCCTGTTCCATCTGTTACAGTTGCAAATCTAATTTGATAATAAGCTAAATCTAAATCTGGTATCTGTGTCCATGATAAATGTGCTTCTTGTCCTATAATATTACAAGAAAAATCTTCAACATCTTGAGGTGGTTCAATAGCACCAATAATAGTTCTTTGTGCTGTTACATAAGTTGACGAAACTCCAAAGCTATTAACAGCTTTAACTCTTACATCATAAACTTTTTGATCAATTACATTTAAAACTCTATGATTTAATCCTGAACCTTGTGCATAGATAATAAAATTAGAATCTGTACTTAACTTGTATTCTACTTGGTAATAATCAACAAAGCTATCAGGAGAAGCACCTACTGTTACATTTAAAGCAACAATTACAGTTCCATCATTATATTCAATTAATTCATCATCTAATGTAACACTTGCTGGTGGTTGGATATTATAAGGATTAGGAAGATTAGTTGTTGGTGTTGATGTAACTTGTACTTTAGATGCCCAAGTATAATGACTAGCTTGGTACTCCACTAAAGATAATCCTACAGTTAAATCTTGATTAAAAGTAATTCCAAGAACTCTAAAAGGTTTAGCATCAAAGCCAATACTTGAATGTGTAATGTTGACAATATCTCCTATCGCTAAATCATAGCCGTTAAAATCAACATTAATACCTAAAGATAATGCCTCTCTACTTCTTCTTAAAATAACTTCTGCCATCTCCTCTGCTTGATATTTTGAAGTTAATGTTGTGAAATTAAATCTACCCTCTAAAAGAAAACCACCATCAGCAGTTTTCATTGTTGCATGTCTATCTGCACTTGATAATCCTGAATCATCTATTGGTGGCCATTGAATTTCATTGACTTGGAAATTTCTTGCTGGGTCAACAAAGCCAACTATAACTCTGTTAAATCTGTCATTTTTTGTTGGTGTAGATAATGAATAACCACCTATAATATTATCTTCTGTTAAAGTTATACTTGCACTTCCTGTTGT